CCCAGGCTCTAAAGATGGAACTTGACGAAGCAAGAAAAACTTTCCACCCTGATCTTCCAGTATTGGAAGCAATCATGGAAGATTTTTCGAAAGATAACGATGTTGACGCACTAATCGCTAACATTGAAGAAACAGAAGAACAATATTGGATAGACAGGTTAGCCCGTATGGCGGCAATTGATATCCTTACTATTGGTAAAGTACAACCAGAACATATGCAGTATATGGCATCATTAAAAGATGAAGCATTTGAAGCATGTGTAAAATCAGCGGTTGCACTTGCAAAGTCCCTAAATGAATCTGTTAGAGAAATCGAAGCAGAATTAGGTACAGATATCCTAGAAGACTAGTGGTTAGTGTACCAAATTTTTATCACAAAATAGATAAAAGTGTTCGTATTGCAATTTGCGTTCCTGTGCGTGATAATGTAACCGCGGCCTTTAGCTATAGTCTTGCCATGCTTTTAAAAAAGTGTGGTGAGACAAATCTAAAGACTAGTTTACATTATAACATTGGAAGTGAAGTAGCAATGCAAAGACAACAATTAGTAGAAGAAGCATTAGAAACAAATCCAACACATATATTGTGGTTGGATTCAGATATGAAATTCCCCTCAGATATTCTTCAAAGATTGTTACACCATAATAAAGATGTAGTTGCATGTAATTATAGTACAAGAGCAGAACCATTGTATCCTGTTGCATTTACAAGTGATGGAGATTTAGAGCAAAGACTTTATGCAAAAAAAGGTACAAGTAATGTATTTGCCGTAGGGTTAGGTTGTATGTTAGTAAATACAAATGTGTTTAAAGATATACAAACACCATACTTTTCAGTACAATGGAATGAAGATTACACAAATTTAGTCGGTGAAGATATATACTTTTGTACAAAGTTGAGAGATAAAGGATACGATATTCTTATAGATAATGATGCAAGTCAATTAATTGCACATATCGGAGCAAAAACATATAAATTGGAAGAAACTAATGATTGGAACTAATATAGCAAAAAGCGAATTACTTGGTTTTAGAGGACAGAGTGTTATTACTCCATGGGACAGACTTAAAAAACATGTTTTTGAAAGTTATCCTATATGTAATACAGAACACAATGTAACCGATGAAAGCGAATTACTTACTATTGCTAATGAATATCAGGGCGAAGCTGATATGGTATGGATAGTAAATGAAGGTGCAAAAACTAGAGATGATTTTCCCTGGCATTATAGACCATCTGATTTAGGAAAAACTGCAATTCATGTATTTCCTAGAGTTGGTAGAAGAAGTGGAAGAGCAGTACGTTGGGGAGATGTTAAACTTGTACCCACTGGTGGAATAAGTTATGGATTACTTAAAAATAAAATTCATGGGACCTATCATGATGCAGATTTTGACATTTTTATGATTAGTTTTCATGAAGCAGAAGCAGATAGAAATTTTGCAAAATTAAAAGTTCAGTTTCCTGAAGCACAACATGTTAAAAACGTAGAAGGTATAGGCAATGCACATAAAAAATGTGGTGAACTTGCCAAAGGACAAATGGCATATGTTGTAGATGCAGATGCAGATATTTTAGATCACTTTAAATTTGATTATATTCCTCCAATGAGTAAAAGAGATAACACAACATATGTATGGTCAGCTCGTAATCCAATCAACGAGTTAGAATATGGTTATGGTGCAGTTAAGTTATTTCCAACAAAACAGTTGAAAGATCTTGGACACGTACTTCCTGACTTTACAACAGGTGTTAGTTTTTATCAACCTGTAGCAGATGTATCAAATATTACAAGATTTAATAAAGATCCATACAGAACATGGCGTAGTGCATTTAGAGAATGTGTAAAACTTGCAAGTTCTGTAAATCCAAATCAAAAACAAAAAGAAACAGACGAGAGATTAAACACTTGGTGTACAGTTGATAACGGAGAACGCTTTGGGCGTTACTGTATTAAAGGTGCATTAGAAGGAAAAGTATACGGAGAAGCCAACAAAGGTGATATTGATGCTCTTAATAAAATAAATGATTATGAATGGTTACGTGAACAGTTTGTTGCTAGTATGAAAAAGAAAATTACTTAATCCATAGCATAGTAATCATCTAACCAATTAGGGCCGTCTTTGGTACACGTATCGAAGACGGTCTTAACTTTCTTTATAAGTTCTTTATTGTATAATTGTGCTTTAACACCAGGGTGTAAGGGTCTTGGCCAATTACCAATTCTTACCCATGCATAACCTTCACTTTCATTGTTAAGCATTGGTATAAACTCTTCAAATACTGCAATTACAAATGTATTGTATTCAAACTTTTTATCAGGGCTAATGAATTGATTGAGTGGAAATACTTTATTGATATCTGGCAACACACCCAACTCTTCTTCACATTCACGCAATAGGGTTTGTATAGGGCGTTCATATTTTTCAGCCTTGCCGCCAAAAAACGCCCATGTTCGTGGATGGTTTACACTACCACTTCTTTGTTGAAGTAATACTCTACCAGTGTCCACAGATAAGAATAGACATCCGCTTGCTTTTATCATTAGAGGTATAGTCGCCAATATCCTGCTTTATAAATGCCTTCATATGCGTTAAACCACTCACTACCATTCCATTCTAGTTGATTACTTGAAGCAGTATTGAGAACATATTGTTGAGAATCGACATTTTCACTATCAAAACTAACATTCCAATTTGTTCCATCAAATTGTATTATGTCGTTTTTCTTTGCCACTACATTTGTCCAAGTAGCGTTAATAGGTGTGTCGGCTGTTAGTAAGTATCTTTGTCCTAGTGTTGCCGCCGAAACAGATCCATCACCTGGAAACGATGCAGTAGGATTTATAATACCATCTATGCTAGATAGTGTGTTTGTTGGTAACGTTGCAGTATCAACAGTAACAATTAATTTGTTCACGTCATTATCGTCAAATTCAATCCTACCAATAATGTCATTTGCACTATCTCCTGGATCACTTGACTTGCGTAATCTTAACTGGCTAATACCTTCACGTAGTTCACCAAATGGTCTTAATTCTTTTGACCAATCTAATGTGGCTCCATCATCATCTAATGTTGTGCCATTTCTATTTAATAAACTTGCTTTATTGTCTGAGAAACTAAGTTTTCTATCTTCAAGAGTAACAACTGTATATTGTAGTGTTGTTTTGTCAAAGGATGTATTTGCTTTGAAAGCATCTAAGTTTTCATCATCTAAGCTATAAAGCTCGTTAATAATATTGTATATTAATTTTTGTTGTTTTACTTTTGCTGGTGGAGTTATTAATACAGGCATTTTAAATGTTAGTGTAGAAACATCAATAATGTCGTCTATAGTACTTCCTACTTGTCTACTACTCCAGTTTACATTAGTCATTTCTACATAACTCAATGCTGTCCAGTCAAATGGATTATTTGTTGTTCTTATGTTTAGTGTTGGATTGAATAGAACTAATAATTGTTCCATCATTTGTAACTTTTGATCTGTATTTGAAGTCCATATATCACAGTTCATATCCATAAAATAAGGTACAGGTTGATGCCTTTCAATAGTATATCTATTGCCAATTTCATTTGCATATGTTTGTGAAGCTTCATCGTATTTCTTTTCAAATACTTGTACTTTTTCTACATGCCCTTGGTATTGTCTTCTTTCAGGTGCCATTTCTAAATTGTTTACATAACAACTAATAAACGGAACAGTATTAACCATGTTCTCAGAATTTTCACGTTGTATGTGTGCCGCCATACGATTAATATCTCCGTATCTTACAGGCACAGTTTGAAATATAGGTAACTTATCGTCATCATATCCCATTTGTACACTAAACCCACTGAACAAACGAATGAACTGTTGAATGTATCTTCTTATTTGCTTATCATAAAAGAATTGTTGTTTAACTGGCATTAAAAGTCTTCCTTAGGTTTAATTACTTTGGATAGAGGTTGTTTCTCGGGATTCTCTTGGTTGTTAACCATACTTGTTTGATCATTGTTAACAAAGGTTGCTGAGTTATAAGTTCTATCACTCCATGTTTTTTCCATAACATTATCATACAGTCTATGCCATCTACTTCCTCTAAACACAAATAGTCTATTTGGTTTAAAGTCTGTTCTTACAAAGTAGTCACCATCATTAGGTTGTGTTGGAAACTGATCTCCTGTATCTAATGTTTCACCATGATCATATACTTCAGGTGTGTTATCTTTACCAAATAAATGTTCTGTAAGTGGTAAGTTGTTTGGGTTTGCTTTTTCTGCAGATTCTACAATAGCATCACTAATATTAATTTCTGTCTTATATGTAGAAATATCATTTTTAAGTGAATCTTCATCTCCAGCAGTACCAAGTATATCTGCATACTCTTGTGTATCTGTTAATGGTGCTACCTTAACACGCCATATATGTGGGAACCATGTTTGTGAGAAACCTTCACTACCTCTAGAAGCATCTTGTACTACATAGAACTTATTAATTGCGTCTTTTTCATGTGTTAAAAGTAAATCATCACGTAAATGTGGAAGTTCTAAAACATCACCTGGCATAAGTCTTCTGCCTAATCTTTCAACCATATCGTTCATATGGAATGTAATGAATAATGTATCGTTTGTTAAAAATAAGCCAAACTGTGATAGGTCAAAATCGTTATCACTAACATTATATACACCACGTAGCTCATATATATCAGGATCGTATTTTCTATCCCTATTTTCCATAAACAACAAGTCTTGTATATTGGTTTCGTTTATAAAACCTTCAGGGTTTATTTCATTTCCATCTCTATCCTTTTCTAAACCACTACCATAATTAGGCTCACTAGGATCTTCTGTACTATCTTGTGGTTTTGGGCCTAAGTATTTGTGTACATGGACACCCGTTCCGCCTATATCAAATTGCTCACGGATATTCCAGTCCATAAATTTGTAGTCGTTGCTTTTATATGGCTTATATAAACTCAGTCTGGGCATAGAATCTTCCTCTTCTTGTATTTATGCACTTGACAAGACTTTAGGAAGAGTTTATTATAAGTAACATAAGTGCATTGTTAATTATAAGGAGAGCGTAATGGCTGTAAAAGGTGTAAAAATCCCACGTAAATCACGTAAGCAACGTGTAAACAGAAAAACTGGATTCGTTGATGTAGATTGGAATGGTTGGGAAACCTGGACAGGTGAGAAATTTCATAGAACAAAAAGACATGCTATTGATCAATATTATCAAAATTCTAAAGCAAGCGATATGCACACACATATGCATACTTGGATGGCAAAAAATGGTTATGATAAGAATGCGATTAAGTGTTATAAGGCCGCACCACATGTTAGTGTATACTTAGCCATATATGCAAAACTGCTAATGAATGGTATGCCAGACTTTAATCAGAAAGAAGATGATTATTGGCAAACACTAGCAGGCACATCTGGAAATATACACCCAGTTATAGACTATATGAAGGCTGGAATAGCAAAAGCAATTGATGCTGGTAAAGATTTAGTTGCAGAAAAAGAAGCAAAAGAAAAAGCTGAAAAAGCAAGACTTGGAAGTTTGTATAAACCTAGTATTCAAGAAATTATGCGAGATACTGCTTTTGCAATGACCAGAGATATTGAGGAACTTGTTGATCAATGGATTACAAATCCAGATCCTGCTATTGTAAAAACATTTGAACCTCTAAAAAGTTTTCGTAGAGCTGGTACAAAAGCTAATCATGCTCGTATTATTAAGACTTTTTATGAAGGTGCATATGATGAAATGATTTTGTTGAATAATATGCCTACTGCTACCCAACTAAAACGTATGGATGAGCATGAAGCAGATATGTGGGATCAACTTGCTGAAGGTTATGATCATTACGATAACAATCAAAAGAAGGCGGCTCTGTTACTGTACAAAAAGATTATGGATGCCTGTGATATTGTTATTGCAGAAAGTAAAGCATCACGTAAACCACGTAAAGTTAAAGAAAAGAGTGCGGCCGATAAAGTCAAGAAACTACAGTATAAGAGTAGTGATACCACATATGGTATTGCAAGTGAACCTCCTGAAAGACTTATTGGTGCAGTAGCATGTATTGTGTTTAATTGTAAGAACCGTAAAATAGGTATATACGTTGCACAAGACAATGATGGTTTTGGTATTAGAGGAACAACTCTACTAAATTATAATGAGGACACAAGTTTACAAAAAACTCTACGTAAACCAGAAGAACAAATGTCCATGTTTAAGAAAACTACAAAGGTTAGGGCAGTAAAACAGTTTGAAACATTGAAAACTACTGATACTAAACTTAATGGTAGATTTAACTCAGAAACGATTATACTAGCCATCTATAAATAACTGTACTTTTGTAATAAATACAAGTGATGAGCCAGTTAGCACTAGACGAACATTTATCTAAAAAATATGAGCAAGGGTTTACTACTGAAGTAGAAGCGTTTACCCTTCCCCCTGGCTTGAATGAATCAGTAATAGAAAAGATATCTAAATTTAAAAAAGAACCTGAATGGTTATTGGGTTGGAGATTAAGAGCCTATAGAAAATGGCTTACAATGAAAGAGCCAAATTGGAGTATGTTAGATATTCAACCAATAGATTATCAGGCTATATCTTATTATTCTGCTCCTAAACCTAAACTACAATCTATGGACGAAGTTGATCCTGAAGTTTTAGCAACTTTTGAAAAACTAGGGATTCCTACATCTGAACAGGCGGCTTTAGCCGGTGTAGCAGTAGATGCAGTATTTGATTCTGTATCAGTAGCCACTACATTTAAAGATGATTTAGCAAAAGTTGGTGTTATATTTTGTTCTTTTACTGAAGCAGTACAAGAGCACCCTGAACTTGTTAAAAAGTATTTAGGATCTGTTATTCCTTATGGAGATAATTATTTTGCATGTTTGAATAGTGCAGTATTTACTGATGGTAGTTTTTGTTACATTCCCAAAGGCGTTCGTTGTCCAATGGAACTATCAACATACTTTAGGATTAATGAAGCAAACACTGGGCAGTTTGAACGTACATTAATTATATGTGAAGATGATGCATATGTAAGTTACTTAGAAGGTTGTACTGCACCAGCAAGAGATGAAAACCAATTACATGCCGCCTGTGTTGAAATTGTAGCAAAAGATAGAGCAGAAGTAAAATATTCAACTGTACAAAATTGGTACCCAGGTGATCCTGAAACAGGAATAGGCGGAATATACAACTTTGTTACTAAAAGAGCATTGTGCAAAGGATTTAAAAGTAGAG